ATGTACTAATGGGTAGTATAATCTACACATATCAAAAGTCAAAAAGAAAGGCGATACCTCTCACACCAGAGAGGGTCGCTTCTCTAAAAGAACATGAAAAGTTTTTGAAACAATATCGCATAGGCGAAGTACGGACCGTTAGTGAAGCGGTTATCACGCCTGACTGTCGATCAGGAGACCATGGGTTCGAATCCCATACGGTCCGCCAGACACCTATTAAGATGAACGGTAAAGTTGCAGGTACAAAACCAGTTGATAACTGGAAATTAGAAGAGAGTAAGAACTTTACAGTTGCACCCGCTTATAATAAAGGGGCATATCAAGTTATTAGTAAATCAAACATAAAGGATATAGGTAGATGAACTTAAATAAATTTTACTTTACAATGACACTAATATTGGTTACTGTATTATTAATCAATTATGTTAGTGCTGAAGAGGTTTACGGTGATTGTAAAACAATTATCACAACCGAAGTTGAAAACGGTATAGAGGTTTCTAGAAATGAAACCAGAGTGTGTAATGAAACTGAACTACTAGGTGAAGCACCATTTGATCCTGACAATAATGCTTCAGATAAAATGATTGCCGGTATGGCAGAAACTATTATGCTAGTTGCCTTTATTGCAATATTAAATGCTATGTAATTATGAATAGGAGAGAAAAATGAAACTACCACCAAGTATTATTGAGAAAAACATACTATGCGATCTACCAGATAATTATGGGGCATATCTATATAGATTTGTTGATACTAAACACCCACAAAATGCAGACTATACTGGTATTAAAAAAGATAAACTACCAGAACACGGTGGTAAACCATACTGGTCCTCATCTAAGAATGACGAATTTAAAGAACTAGTACAAGGCGATGAACCTAGATTTAAATTAGAGATACTTGAAGTTGTTTCATCTGACCAGTGGGATTATCTTGAATTAAAAGAACGCCAAATATTAAAAAAATATCCAGACATAAAAAATAATCCTGCTACCTATAATCTAAGTTATGGTATACCACCAATGCCTAATGTAGATAATGATTTATTAAGTGAAGAATATATTGAGTGGTTTGATGAGGCAATAAAATCTGGTAAATGGACCTCTGAAAAAGAATCTGTTGCAGAGTTATATGCTATGGATAAAATACAAATTTCATTTGCCGATAGTGCTGAACATATAAAAGATATAAAAGCAGAACTTGATAATAATGGTGGTAATACCTCTGATATGAATCCTGTATTAATCTTTGAAGGTGTTGGTAAAAAATTTGGATTTGATACAAACTGTGATGTAATTGTTGGTTCAAGACACGGATTAACTGCTGCTAAGCAAGCAAAAGCAATTTATATGAAAACTAATAGAGTTCCTTACGAAGTGATAAAAGAAAAATCTGAATTATTTTTAAGAAATTTAGCAGCACACGATAATAAAGATGAATCAAAATTAAAAAAACTTCCAACAAAAGAAGATGGTGCTAAACAACTTGTAAATTTATATAATGAAAAAGGAATTGCACCAGACTCTGATATAGCAAGAGAACAGTTGAAATTAATATATCAAATGAAATCACGAACAACAACACAAAGTGTAAAACTTGCTAAAAAACTAATTGAAGGGCAAAGAAGAGGTAATCAAAACTGGAAAGATTACACACCAAACGAATGTAAAGAAATATCAGAAAAAAGAAGTACTGATACAGAATTACATACGACAAGTCCTTCAGGTTATTACGATATTTACAAAATTTTTACAAAAATTGTTGATGATGTAAAACAAAGAAAATATTGTGTTGTCTGGATGCACCATAAAGATCCTGACGGTCAAACCACATGGCACAGCAGACAAAAAGATGAGTTAGAAAAGTTATATAAAATTATGAATATAGGTCATAAAGAAAAAACAGAAATGATAATAGAATTTAGGACATTAGATCCTTGGCAATCAGACATAACAAAAACAGGAACAGGAGATTAATATGTTTAAGTTTATAATAGGATTTATTCTAGGGGCAGTATTATTATATTACTACCCAGGGATAGGTAATGAATCAATCAGTATCATAAAGGAGGTATTAAATGGATTCTAAATCAAAAATAGTTATGGGGATTACGGCATTGTCGTTAATCTTATCAGCGTGTGCTGGTACACATAACATAAAACAAGAGGCAAGTTTTCAATCAGACGGTGCTGTTAAACAAGTACTGAACGAAGTGCCACAATGGTACATTGATTCTGAAGTGAAAAAAGGTCTCATAACTAACCGAGACGCTGACCAGTTTATATATGGTGTTGGCACTTCAGTTAGTCCTGACTTACAGTTGGCGATCAACAAGGCAACAATGATTGCGAAAGCAGACCTTGCTGACCAGATCAACGGTGAGATCAATGCTAGATCGGAACAATTCATAACAGAATTGGGACAAGAAGGCAATAAACAAGTTGCTTCAAGAGTTGAAGAAACGATTGTGAATACAATATCAGCAACCACAGTTGTTGGTTATGATGAATTTGCAAAAGATATCTTTATCACAGCAGATCAAAACTATCGAGTATATGTAGGATTGAAATGGGGTTATAATGATAACAACAAACTTTTTGCTTATATTCAAGATGATGTAGCACTAAAGATAGAAGCAGCAGCAAATGTTGATGAACTTGCTGAAGAGGCATACGATAGAGTTATGTCTGCTCCAGTAGTTGATGTTGAGGTACAATAATGGGCATAAAGGTATATACACAACCGGTATGCTCGTATTGTAATTCTGCCAAGAAACTGTTAGAGTCTCTTGGTCTTGAATACGAAACAATACAAGTAGAGAAAATCGGCATAGAGGAGTTTCACAAACAAGTTGGTAAACCTGTTAGAACTGTTCCTCAAATTATGATTGATGATAAACTTATAGGAGGATTCAACGAACTTAAAGAACATTTTATGAATGAAGGTAAGATAAACTTTAAGGGAGACCTCGTATGATATTTCAAAGAGACTTTAAATTCGTTGTTGAGTATGGGGAACCTGTGGCAATCAGAGCATTCAGTACTGATGGTGCAATCAGAAAATTCTTACAAATGGGGTGGGTTGTAGACGATATTCTTGCTATTGAATGTTATAAATAGTACTATGCTAGATAACAAACTTAGTAAAGAGAAGTTTAACGAAATAATGAGTGGTTACAAAGACATTGTTTCATTCGACAGATTTCTCAACGAGGGTGTTTATGACCCACATATCTTCAAGGCATTCTTCCTTGCAGGCGGACCTGGGTCTGGTAAATCTTATGTATCAAGAACTTTGTTTACTGGTACAGGTATGAAGATGGTTAACAGCGACTCTTTCTTAACTAACACTTTAAAGAAGGCAGGGCAGTCTCTAGATTTAAGAAATGTAGAAGGTGGTATGCTTGATGTTGTAAGAAATAAAGCAAAGGCACAAACTGGTAGTTTACTCAAGAAACATTTAGAAAACAGACTCGGTATAGTTGTAGATGGTACTGGTAGAGATTATGATAGACTCGCTAGGGATATGGCAGACGCAAAAAGAGTTGGGTATGATTGTTATATGATATTTGTTGATACGACTCTAGATGTTGCCTTAGGAAGAAATAGAGTAAGAGAAAGAAAAGTATCAGAACCAGTTGTGATAAAAAACTGGAAAGGTGTACAGGCAAACAGAGATAGATTTCAAAGATTATTTGGCAACTCTAATTATGTAAGAATAACTAATAATAGAGATAATGATAATGAAACAAACGCACAGATATTTAAAGCAGTTAGAAATTTAATGCATAGAAAACCAACAAGTTGGCAAGCGAAGGCATGGATAACAAAAGAATTAACTAAGAAACGAAGAACATAATGGCAGACATAATCAAATTTCCAACAAAGAACTTTCAAGCAAAACCAATGATGTCGCCTGAAGAAGAAAAGAAACTTCTTCTTTTAAATAATAAAAGACTTGCTGATAATGTTGCCGAAGGTTTGGCAATAGATATATTAACTGTATTACAAGATCAAGTGAGCAATATGCAGTCAGCAGAATTTATTGCTGATTTGGCATTCTTGATAGAAGTTGTTAAATCAACACTACATAGAGAACTAGATATTCACCATCCTGTTCAAGATATAATCGCCAAAGTATGTAAGGTACAAACTACAAAAAATGGCGAAAAGGTTACACACTTGAATTATAAAAATATTTTAAATCAAGTAGAAGAGGATCAGATAGATATAATATTTGAACCTGAATGATGTATTATTATAAATAATACTATTGAAAACTTAAAACTTAAATGAAAGTTTAATCTGTTAAGGAGATAAAAAATGCAAAGCACAGATGATATACTAGGTACCTCTCGGTTACCTAATGAAACAACCAAAAAAATAATGAAAAATAAACTGGAAACTGACACAGGTCAGGTTACCTTATTAAGTGAGATTTGTCTAAAAGTAAATAATGCCAAAGATAAATCAAAGAAACTAAGAGTATTAAGAGAGAACGATAGTCAACCTTTAAGACAAGTTTTAAAGGGAGCATTCTCACCTAATATCGAATGGGACTTACCTAAAGGTGATGTTCCTTATACACCAAATGACGCACCAATTGGTACTGAGCATACTGCTCTTATGCAAGAAGCAAGAACTTTATTTAGATTTGTCAAAGGCGCTGATACAACGATTACTCAAAACAAAAGAGAGATAATGTTTATTCAAATGCTTGAAGGATTGTGTGCCGAAGAGGCGAAATTCTTAACTGATGTAGTCAATAAGAGACTGAATAAGGTCTATAAAGGACTAACAGCGAATCTAGTGAAGGATGCCTTTCATTGGGACGACAATTTTATGCAAAAACAACCGTCTTATCCAGTATAATTCGCAGTTTTTCAATGAAATTAATGCTTGACCTGCCTTCTCTTTTATGATATTATATAAATATTAATATACGAATCATAGAAAGGTGGGTTATGGCAAGATATAAGAAATTAGCAACGGTATTGAGAGAAGTGGATTATAAGAAACCTTATAAACCAACGAAGAAGAACGCTGTATTAATGTTTAATGTACTAAATCACGCCATATTCAATGGTAAATTAGAACTACCTACAATCAAAATAAGAAAACTAAGAGGCGCTCTTGGTGAGTATTGTTATGATACTACCGACTCTAGTCATAGAGAGATAACCTTAACACCACAATATCGTAATATGAAACATTTTATAAATGTTTTGGCACATGAAATGGTACATCACTATCAAATTAGTGTACAAGGTGATAATGGCAATCACAATAGAAAATTTTACAGATGGAGAAATAAGTTTGCGAAAATGGGACTCGAACTAAGTCGAGTTGCATAAACTATATTATGAATATCACATTGAACCGAGCGGAGAAAAAACTTATCCGCAATATATTAGATAATCGAAGAGCACTACATAAAACACCTAAAAGAAAATTAGGTGGCACTAATAAAGAGTGTAAAGAATATGAAGCAGCACTAAGTCTTTTTATAAAAGGCGTAATTAAAATTTCACGAAAAGTTAATGTTGAGAATGAGGGACCTCTTAATGAGGCGACCGAAACTTGGTATGAATGTAAACCGTGGAAAACTAAACGAGAACTAAGGAGGTTTATATGAGACAAAATATAACCAGTGGTTTAATAGCAGTAATCATAACTGTTATAACATTTTATTTTTTAAACAATTCTTATAAGGTTGTCGAAGAGATAGAACCTATTAAGATAGAGACACCTAAAGTAGATCAAGATTTCATAGATGATATACGAGGTGCTTTAGAAGAACCTGATATCTTTTCAGATACAAATGAACGATTTGTTTCTACATTAGATAGTTGCATTGACCATGTTTATAAATCTGTATCCGAAGATTATAGACTACCTAAAGAAATGATTGTTGCACAAGCAATCTTAGAGTCTGGTTGGGGTCAATCTAGATTTGCTGATGAAGCAAACAATCTATTCGGTATTA